GGTCGCCCTGCTGCTCCCGAGCTTCGGCGCTTCTGCCTCGGCTGCAAGTAAACCTGTGCATGTCTTTGTCGATGGTGTGCCGATCAGCAAAGGAATCAACGTAAACGGATCGATCTTCGTCCCGTTCCGGGGCATCTTCGAAAAGCTTGGCCTTAAGGTTTCTCACGATGCCAAGAAAAAGGAAGTGACCGGGACGCGGACGGGGTTGACCGTTAAGCTGACGGTTGGAAAGAAGATGGCCACGGTCAATGGCGTGTCCAAGGAACTGACAGCCGCGCCTTTCATACAGAACGGCACGACGTACATCCCGGTTCGCCTGGTCGCACTGAGCACGGGTAATAACGTGTCATGGCAGTCGCAAGCGAATCTGGTACACGTCATTACGCCAGCATTCAAGGGCATTACTTACGAAGTTGACGGCGGGATCAGCGTTACCCTTTATAAAGACGGATCGATCAAGCTATCCGAGACGGGGATAACCGGCGAAGATATCATTACTTATGTCGATCTAGCAGAGGGGAAGGAGCCTAAGAACTTCGTTACGCTGCAGCCGGATACGGAAATTGAAGTTGAGGAAGAGCCGGGGTACAAGGGCTACCCGGATTCAACTGATACGGCGATTGAATGGGCGATAGCGTTCGGGTTGCCTCAACCTCCACTTCTGAGCGAAGGTTGGATTTCGACCAGTTTACTACAAGACATTGAGAAGATTTATGTCGGGACAAAGTCGGATAATAAAGCCATGAAACGACTTTACAAATCTAGCATTCAAGGACAAACTACGCTAATAGAAATTGTGCTTCCAGAAGATTTTGTAACAACAGATTATGGCGAAGCTGAAGTTGATGGCATCAAAATGAAAAAACATGATCGTGAAATTTACTTCAACATCTCAGACCTTGAAAAAGCTGGAGTAATTAAATAATGTTGACGCTCCCGAGAGGGGGCGTTTTCATTTTAAGGAGAGATATTGTTGGCTGAGTTAAAACCATTCACAATGTCACTGAGCTATAACAATGGAGCAGAGGGTTGGACATTTCCTGTTTTGCCGGAAGAAATAACGATTAAAAAAGGCGGGGCAGGCAAGGACTACAATATCGTAGGGAAGGGGCGAATAAACACAATTGAAGCCCCTGATCTTGCGGAGATTTCAATAGAAAGCTTTTTTCCTGCTCACGATGCTCCTTATGTATCAGTTGAATATAGGATGACAGGTGAAGATCCGAAGCCGAATGGGTTTGTTCAAGATATAAATAGGTGGATGGCTACAAAACACCCATTGAGATTTGTTTATGTTGGGCGGGACATTGAAGATCGTAAGGCCAAAATATACATGGCTGTCTCCATCACCAATTTCACTTATTGGGAAAAGGCCGGCTCTCCGGGAGACATCTACTACAAGTTAGACTTCAAGGAATACGTTTTCCACTCTCCGAAGAAAACGAAGGTAGTCACCAAGCAGGATGGATCAACAAAGCTTGTAGCGGAACCGCCAAAGCGTCCGGATTTTCGAGTCCCGCCAAAAACGTATACCGTGAAGCCGGGAGATAGTATGTGGAAGATTGCCAGAATGCAGCTCGGAGACGAAACGCGGTGGCGAGACATCCAAAAACTAAACAACCTGACGGCAGAGGACATGCTACATCTTAAGATCGGGCGTGTGCTGCAGCTTCCCCAACCGAAAGGGTGAGCGTAATGAATGCTTGGGGCAAGGACACCGAATATGAAATCGTGATTGATGACACGTCAGGGACGATGTTTGATATCACGCAGCTCGTTCCGGAATTGAAATGGGACACCTCTCGTGTTGGAAAAGCGGGCTCTATCGAACTTAAGGTCATTCGCAACCCGGAGTGGCAATCCACTCAATATGAAATCAAATGCGGTTACGTCGTCCGAATCAAACTGGACGGCGTTACTTTTTGTTACGGTCGAATTTTTTCGGTCGAACGAACAGAGGAACGTGAATGGCGCGTGGTGGCCTACGACCAATTGCGTTATCTCGTGGAGGCCGACACGTACATCAAGGAAAACGTAAAAGCTTCTCAGGTCATCAAGGATGCAGCTATCGAAGTAGGGCTTAAGGTAGGACAAATTGCCGATACCCAGTTCGCCATTCCGAAGATGAATCAGCGCGGTCAGAAGCGTTTGGACATGATTTATTGGGCATTAGATCAAACGCTGCTTGCCAAGGGCACGACTTTTGTTTTCTACGATAATGCCGGGGAGTTGACGCTAAAGAACGTCGCGGATATGAAGATCGATCTTATCCTCGGAGACAGCAGCTTGGTCTATAAGTATTCCTCCAATCAGTCCATCGATAAGGACACCTACAACCGCGTCAAACTCGTCAGAGAGGACAAAGAGGCAGGTCGGGATAAGGCTATCGTCTACGAAAACAGCGATTCGATCAAGCGATGGGGCCGCCTACAATATTATCAAAAAGTCGATGACGGCCTTAATAAGGCACAGGTTGAGGAAATGGCGAAGCGATTCTTGGAGTTACGAAACAGGGAGAAAAGGCAATTCACGCTGGATGCTTTGGGCTATGTTGGGGTTCGCGCCGGATCAGTGCTGCAGGTGACGATCAAGGAGTTAAACGTCAATCAAAATTACCTTGTAGAGGAATGCACTCATAAGTTCTCGGGCAGCGAACACACGATGTCACTGGAGCTAAAGGAGTATGACGCATGATTGAACCAATGAAAAGGATCGTCAAAGACTATATAGGCGCTCAGCAGCTCGCGGATGTTTTATTTGGAACGGTTACAAAAGCAACTCCGTTAGAGGTTATGGTCGATGATAAGACCAAGCTCACGGGAGCCTTCCTGATCGTGCCAGAACACATGACAAAATACGAGATCGATGTCCAGCACACCCACGCCTACAGTGGGGGCACAACGGCCCCAGCGCTCCCGCAGAAACTGCTTATTCGTCGCGGGCTGGAAGTGGGGGATAAGGTTGTCCTGGTTCAAGCACAGGGCGGGTCGCAGTATGTGGTTACGGGGAGGGTGGTAGATTGATTCCGGCTGAACAAACAACAGACGAAACGGAACGCCAGCCGAGCCGCACATATCGCTTGGACATCGGCAAAGGACGTGTAAGAGGTCACGTTGACGGGATTGAGGCGGTTAAGCAATTCGTAGTTAAACAACTGTTGACGGACCGTTTCCGCCATGAAATCTATAGTATCAACATCGGTCAAGAGATTCGCGTCGGCGGAGAATACTCTGCTGACGTAGAATCCATGATTTCAGAAGCTTTGCTTATCGATGATCGTGTAATTGCCATTAAGGACTTCCAATCGACGATAAACGGCGACAAGATAACGGTTGCCTTTACCGTCGTCTCTATTTTCGGCGATGCACTCATACAGGAGGCGATCTAGTGTACGAAGCCCAGACCTATAACGCAATACTGGAAAGGATGCTCGCTCGTGTCCCGGATGACGTGGACAAGCGGGAGGGCGGGATTATTTATGACGCGCTCGCCCCTGCAGCATTGGCGATGGCGAAAATGTACTTAGCGCTAGATTTCAGCAATGAACTCTACTTTGCCGATACAGCTACCGGCGAATACTTAGCTCGGCGCACGGCAGAGCATGGCGTGAACAAGAGAGCGGCTAACCCTGCCAAAAGACTTGGCAAGTTTTATGACGGTGACAGCGCCTTGATGGACGTTCCTGTCGGTACGCGCTTTGCTGCCGAGGGTGTTGCCTACAAGGTTGATTCTCGCGTTTCAACGGGACATTACCATCTTGTCGCGGAAACAGTCGGCATTGTCGGCAACCAGTATTTCGGGCCGCTCTTGCCGCTGGATTTCGTTCCGGGGTTGGCAGAGGTGGAATTATTGGACATTATCGTCCCTGGCCAGGAAGACGAAGCCGACTCCGTGCTCCGCGCACGCTTTTACGCGGCGATCAACGAGAAGCCGTTCGGCGGCAATGTGGCTGACTATCTCCAAAAGGTGGGGAGTCTCCCGGGTGTGGGCGGGGTCAAGGTGTTCCCGTCATGGCAGGGAGGTGGGACGGTTAAGGTTACGATTATTGACAGCAGCTTTGACGCACCCACGCCGGGACTGATCGACGAGGTACAGACGATCATTGACCCCACGGTTAACGGGGGCGAGGGCATTGGCTACGCACCTATTGGGCACGAAGTCACCATTGCGGGAGTATCCGTCCTGACGATCAACGTTGCGACCACGCTGACGCTGCGAAGCGGCTATACCATCGGGCAAGTCGAGGACGATATCGAGGCCGCGATTAAAGCCTATTCGAAACTGCTCAGGGAGTCATGGGGAGCAGAATCCGGCATTGTTTTCCGGGTCGCGCAGATGGAGTCCCGTATTCTTGGTGTCGAAGGCGTGGCCGACGTGACTGGAACCACGCTCAATGGAGACGCGGCGAACATCGAACTTGGGATCGAGCAAATACCGGTAATTGGGACGGTGATACTTAGTGAGTAATCCGCTTATAGAATATCTCCCGGAAATCTACAGAGAGGTTAAGGAATTCCTGCTGATTTCGCAAACGGAAGATGATGAGTTAGGGGCGCTGGAAGTTGCCGCCAACCGGCAAATGAATGATCTGTTTGTCCTTACATCAAGCGAGGAAGCCGTTCGTCGCCGCGAAAGGATGCTAGACATTCTTGCAGATCGTAACACGGAGTCCCTTTCCTTTCGGCGAGCACGG